TTAAAGATTGGTATTACTTTTTCTCAATTTGATTTGCTTCATGCGGGACACATAGCTATGTTAAGTGAGGCAAAAAATCACTGTGATTATTTAATTGCAGGATTACAAACTGATGCAGCTATTGATAGGCCTAATACTAAAAATAAACCAATTCAAAGTATTGTTGAAAGACAGATACAGTTAAGTGCTACACGATTTGTGGATGAAATCGTTATCTATCAAACTGAACAAGATTTAATTGACCTCTTGCTTATCTTACCAGTTGATGTTAGAATATTAGGTGTAGAATACGAAAACAAAGACTTTACTGGCAAGAAAGAATGCTGGGATCGTGGTATTGAATTAGTATTCAACGGTCGTGATCATAGTTTCAGTTCTAGTAGTTTGCGTAAGCGGGTAGCTGATGCCCAAATAATAAACACATTGAATAAATGATGACAAGCGGCCTGTGACATTCATCCCGCTATAAAAATTCTGCATGTCTTGCTAATATAGGAGACAAAAATGCTTTACCTTAACGAAATAAACCCACCAAGAGTATACAAATATACCAGTACCAAAGAATATCATGATGCATTCCCATGTGCATATAGACAATGGCGTGCTGATAGTCATTGCAATCTAATACATGGTTATAGTTTTAGCATGAAGTTTTACTTTGGTACAGACCTATTAGATGTACGAAATTGGGCTGCTGATTATGGTGGCTTAAAAGAATTAAAAGGAATACTAGAAGATCAATTTGACCATACATTGTTAGTAGCAATGGATGATCCAGAAATAGAAACGTTCAAACTATTACAAGAAAAGAAAATGGCTAAATTGACCATTCTTCCTAAACTAGGATGTGAAGGTTTAGCCGATATGCTTTACAAGTATGTGAATGGAGTGTATATTCCTGATATGTGGGGAGAAAGTGAAGCTGATAGACTTTGGTGTTATCGTGTAGAAGTTCGTGAAACACAAAGCAATATGGCTTTTAGAGAAGGACATCGTGAATGGAATGAGGATTTATTTTCATGAAAACATTAGTTAGTTATACAGAAGTTGAGTCACAATGCTTGACCATAGCAAAACAAATGAGTAAAGACAAATGGGTACCTGACTATATTGTAGGTATCACACGTGGTGGATTATTACCAGGTATCTTGCTAAGTAACTGGTTTGAATGTAAGATGCATACATTAGCAGTTCATCTGCGTGACAACCACGATACTGAAAGTAATCTTTGGATGCCTGAAGATGCAATTGGTTATGTACCCTCAGAAGAACGTGGCGAATCTGGAACAATGATTGATCCTGCGTATCGTAAAAACATATTGATTGTTGATGATATTAACGATACCGGTGCTACATTGAATTGGATTAAAATGGATTGGCAACAAAGTTGTTTACCTAGTAATAGTGCATGGGATACTGTATGGAATAATAATGTACGAGTTGCTACATTATTCAATCGTGAATCAAGTAATAGCGAAGTAAAAGTTGACTATACTGGATTTAATATTAATTTAGATAATGATCCCGGTTGGATAACATTTCCTTGGGAGAAATGGTTATGAAAAAGAATATTTTAATCACGGGGCATCGTGATGGTATAGGACTATCGTTCTATAATCAGTTAACTAATTTAGGACATAATGTAGAAGGATATGATTTAGAAGATGGATATGATCTTTCATTGAAACCGGCGCAAAATTTAGTTTTAAGTAGTTTGCTTAAATTTGATATTTTTATCAACTCTCTTTATAAACCCGATATACAAACATATTTCTTGAAAGAGGCTACTGCAAAATGGAAGGGGAAGGATAAAATTATCATAAACATGAATAGTTATGCTGTAATTAAAAACAACCCTGATGATCCTGAAGCTGCTAAAGTTAGCGACACCTATCTCTCTGACAAGAGGGAACAAGATGAGTTTTCAATGATGCATAATAGTACAGGAGATAAACTTAAGATTTTAAATATCTATCCATCGTGGGTAGACACTAAGGTTCATGAAAATGCTGATCATCTAGTTAAAATTAATCCAGATACATTAGTGAGTTTTGTTTTAGCAAATATAGATTTTGATAAAATGAACTGTCCAAACTCAATATCAATAGGAATAGAATAAGCATATGAATTCAAAAACAGAGGAAGCATTAGGTATACTACAAGAAGAATGTGCTGAGGTTATTGTAGAGGTCAGCAAGATTCGCCGTTTTGGTTTAGACACAGCAAACTACAAATCTGATATGAATCACACTCACAGAACCAAATTAGAAATAGAGATAGGTGATGTATTAGCTATGATAGATATTCTATTAGATCAAGGTATAATTGATCATGATAGACTTGTTACGTATAAACAAAACAAGAAAGACAAACTTAAAATATGGTCAAAGATTTATGAATGAGATTCAAAACTTAATTGAAGGATTTTAAAATGAGTACCATTACAAGCAAAGAAAAAGAAAAAATATTCGAAATTCTAAAGTTTACTCCATGTACCTATAAAATTAGTCTTTGGGGATACGGCGGTGAGTCTGTGATGGGCACAGTAGATCGTAAAATTTATGATTACTTTAGGCATCGTAGATTAAATCTTGAAAACTTTGCATGGGACGATAGCTATGCTGAAGAAAATGATATTCCTGAAGATATGTGGCCATTTCCACCGGGATCATGGTATGAGTGCGAAAATATAGCACATACCAACGGAGTAGTAAGAGGCAGTGGTTCTTTGCGAATTGAAGATGAAAATGGCAATGAAGTAATTCAATGCGAACTTGATGATTTACATGATGAAGATTGTCCTGAGTTTAATTATACTGACGAATCTTTTATCGATGATAATCCTCCGGGAACTATAATATTCATCGGTAACAGCAATGAAAAGGGTACATTCTTTGAAGGTAGTATTGAACTCACTTCCCCGTTTGATATTAATAAACTAACGTTTAATATCGAAGAAGTTGACGGTAATGAAGTTATATATGGTATAGACTATAATGGTAATTATATTGATAATTACGGCGGAGATACTACTGGAAAAAGCACAGATTTTGGATTCTATGTTGCAGGAACAATGAAAAATGGTAAATGGGAGCAGTATCGTAACTCTGATGATTGTACTTACGAAATGACTGAGTGGTTTCCAAAAAAAGTTAATCCGGTTCGCATAGGCATCTATGAAATCGATACAGGTAATAAGAACAAATGGCCAAACTTCGGTCCAACAAGAGCATTTTGGAATAGCAAACGATGGATTAGTATTTGGGCAGATGATGTACCTGAAGCACCAGAGGTAAAAATAAAACAATGGCGTGGTATTGCATACGATCCTGATTTCGTGTAAAATAGAACAAATGAATAAACTTAAAATAGCAGAACTTTTCTACTCTATACAAGGTGAAGGCCGATATATGGGTGTACCTAGTGTGTTCCTTCGCACATTCGGTTGTAACTTTACGTGCGCCGGCTTTGGTATGCCTAAAGGTCAACTAAGTACCGAAGCAGATGATGTAGCATATACTCATCGTGAGATAGAAACATTTTTTAAATACGAAGAACTACCCCTAGTTAAAACAGGCTGTGATAGTTATGCTAGTTGGCATCCTAGTTTTAAAGATTTAAGCCCCATGCTAACTACTGATGCTATCGTAGAACGTATTATGGAAATACTTCCATACAATGAATGGCGTGATGAACATCTAGTTATAACAGGCGGTGAACCCTTACTAGGCTGGCAACGTAGTTATCCAGACTTATTAGAACATTCTAAGATGCGTAATCTTAAAGAAATTACATTTGAGACAAACGGCACACAACCGTTAAGTACTGATTTTAATGAATATCTATTTCAAGAGTGGACACGCTTTGGTAGAGACTATGACCAACTGACTTTTTCAGTCTCTCCTAAATTATCTGTATCAGGTGAGAAATGGCAAGATGCAATTAAGCCTGATGTTGTTAAAAGTTATCAAGACATTGGACACACTTATTTAAAATTTGTTGTAGCTAGTGAGGAAGATATTAACGAAGCGGAACAGGCTGTATCAGAGTACCGTAGTGCAGGGTTTAGTGGGTCAGTGTATCTGATGCCTGTTGGTGGCGTTGAAAGTGTCTATGCAATGAACAATAAGAATGTAGCATTGTTAGCTATGAAAAAAGGTTATCGTTATAGTGACAGGCTTCAGGTATTACTTTTTAAAAACGAATGGGGAACATAATGATATTAAAATTAACAAACGCAGCGGTAAATTATCAAGCAAAACCTATATTGATTAATACAGATCATATTATAAGTATTTTTGAAGATGAGATAGATGAAAAACCAGTAACAATTATTTACAGTATGACAAAAGAAACTTGGCATGTAGAAGAAACGGTAAATACTATTTACAATCAAATCAAAAGATCAACAATTTAATGAAAACATACAGTAAACGAATTGGATTTCTAGTTAGTTATCAAACACTAGTTCCTCATGGTGGCATTGGTCAGTTTACTAAAAGTTTTATTAATTTGATGGAACAGAACAATGTGAAAGTTGACATTATCACTGACAAGAAACCGCAAGATAATGAATTTATCAAATCACTTAACGCTACTATTATCTATCCAGAGGAAACATATGCCTATACAAACCACAGTGCTATTTTTATGTATGGCGATAGCTTTTGCTATGAACGGATGGCAAACTTTCGCAATGCAATTATTCGTGCGTTAAGCACCAATCTATACGATATACTGATTTGTAACACATACGAAACTGTGCAAGTTGCAAGTACAATGGGGTTAGAAGATGTAATTCAAATCATTGCATATACACATTTAGAAAGTCAAATCTTTCCTAACACATTACACAATCCATTTTTGAATAGTGTTAATGAAATGATGCGTAAGCAATTAGAAATGAACGACATTTTTGTTGGCACACAAAGTGAATTCAACAGACTTAATATCAGTGATACTGCATATCATCTACCTATCCCAATCACCGAGTCAAACCTACTGAAAGAACACCACGTAGAGCGTGAAGGTGTATTATTCATTGGTCGTTGGGAAGAAGGAAAGAATCCTGAACTATACTTAAAACTTATTGAAGAAACTAAACTCCCTGCAAGAGTAATGACTAACGCAAATGGTGCTAAGAAGTTTGAAATACGGTTAAAAGAATTAGGAGTTGACTATAAGATCGCAGTCAGTATTATTGGGAAAGAAAAAGTTGACTTCATTACTAGTTGTCGTGTAGCATTCAATCCTAGCACAGTAGAAAGTTATGGAATGGCTTTCTATGAGCAATTAACCCAGTTACCTACTTTTGCATTAGAGAATCAGCGTTGGACTAATAACTTTCAAGGTCATGTATTTTTCACAACAGATAAAAAGAATATGGCTAAAGATATAACTAGTGCGTATCAAATGTTTGATACTGCTAAATCTTGGTATGATAAAGGATCATTAGACAATGTACAGTCTATAGAATCTGATGTTTTTAACAAATGGAATAACTGTTTTGAATCATTCAAACCAAGACAAAGCAATAGCAATACCGCAAAGGTCCTTTCCTACGATACCTTTGTATACTCAGATTTTATAAGAGATTTGGGTAGAAACACTATTTGCATAGATGATGTCCGTAGTGTCTTGACAAATAAATCCAAATATGCTACAGTCTTATATACTGACAGTCACACTATCTTATCAAAAGAACAAGATTATGTGCCAGTTGTTAAAACTGAATCAAGTGTATTAGAGGATTTATTTGAGTTTAACTAATGATAACTATTCCGTATGATAAAATAAGCATAGTGCATCATTGGTGTACTAAAAACATATCACCTAGAGAGTATTATTTACATACCAAAGTAGGCGGTAATGGTTGGGAAATATCACGTACTAAAGTCGATTGGGTTTTGACTACAGAAAACCCTAAACACGAAACTTATATTGAACTGAGATTCATATGACATTCAATCAAAATATTAAACGTATCGGCTTTGCTTGTAAGTTCGCAGAGATTAATAAAAAAGGTGAGATTAGTAGTGTTGAAGGATTGAACACTGGTGGCACCACAATGGCTTGGGCTAATCGTCAAAGTCGTAGAGTAGCAGAGGAAAAAATCATTGATGTTGCTAAGCGTAACATTACGAATACTCATGCACTAATTAAAAAAGTTTCCACGTTGCCCAATGAATTACGCATGTTGCGTATTACTAGTGACATGCTTAGTTTTTATACTCACCCTGATTGGCAAGGTTTTTGGCATTCAACTGATGTTCAAAATCAACTCGCACATTGGTTTGCACCATTAGGTGAGACAGCACGTAGTAATGATGTACGTCTTAGTTTTCATCCTGATCAATTTGTAGTTTTAGCTAGTGATCGTCCTGAAGTAGTAAATAAATCTATTGAGGAGTTTGAATATCATGCAACAATGGCCCGTTGGATGGGATATGGCAAAGCCTTCCAAGACTTTAAAATCAATGTTCACATCGCAGGTAGAGCCGGTACAATGGGTCTCCGTGAGGCCCACAAAAGATTATCACCAGAAGCACGTAATTGCCTCACAATCGAAAACGAGGAAATAAGTTATGGACTTGACGCATGTCTTACTATTAGGGATATCTGTCCTATTGTGTTGGATATTCATCACCATTGGATTCATAGTAACGGGGAATACATCGACCCAGAAGATAACAGAGTTAAATTGGTGGTGGAAAGTTGGCGAGATGTTAGGCCTACTATGCATTATAGTGTTAGCCGTGAAGATATTCTTGTGGGTCACGACGCCAATGTTCGACCTAATCTGGAGTCTCTTCTCCAATTAGGACACAATAAACAAAAGTTACGAGCACATAGTGACTATTATTGGAACAATGCAGTTAGTGAATGGGCGTTGACATTCAATGATCAATTTGATATAATGTGCGAAAGCAAAGGTAAAAACTTAGCTAGCTTTAAATTATTTGAGGATAGTAAAAATGTTAAACAAACTAAAGAACTTATTTGCGAAGAAGCCTGAACCTATTAAGGTTGAAGAAGTAAAGAAACCCAAAGTACAGAAACCCAAAGAGTTAACAGAAAAAGAAAAGGCAACTGCTAACGGCGAACCATATATTTCTATAACCAAAGTAGAAATTAATCCAGATAACATCAATGATGGCTCTTTTGAATTTGATTGGAATGATATATTCATTGCACGATTAGTTAAATCAGGCTATATGAAAAAGAAGGAAGATACTGATAGTGACATTATAGATAGATGGTATAGTGAAATTTGTAGGAATGTCCTAATGGAAGTATATGCTCAGCAACAAGCTGATCCCGAGAATCGTGACGTAAGGTATCAGGTCCAAAGTAGAAAACTAGATAATGGTAGAACAGAAGTTTCTTAAATGACAATGTTGCTTTTTAGCAACATTTTTTTTAAACGGTTGACAATAAATCCAAACTTTGATACTATGTAATTCTTAACTTAATTTTGGGGATAATTAAATGGCTATTCAAACTTTAACCAGTTTTAAATTTGCAAATTGGAGGGCAAAAGCTACTCCCATACCTGAAACCAAAAAACCAGTAGACCTATGTGCTCCTGTGCCGGAAGATGAGCGAGTGGTCCATATAGATGACCGCAATATGGACATGATAGAAAGACGTAGTGAAGAAATTATAAAGAAAATTGATAGTATAAGTACACTTAACCTAGATAAAAAAATAACAAAAGAGTTTATGCCCAAACCAGTTACCACTACATTTAGTAAATGTATTTTTCCTGTAACGATTCAACGTCCTGAAAAAGAAGAACACCAAATAAATATTATGGCTGACTATGACGCTAGATATTTTAGCATGCCTTCTGCAGGATATGATGCTATTCTAGATATGTATGTTATCGATGAAGGGCAACATCGACTATTGGCATTGCGTGATAGAATCCGTTTAGGGTTGCAACCAGATTGCAAACCAGACGACTGGGAAGATTATCCTATACACCTACAAGTAATTAATTTAGAAATTAATGAAGATGAAAATGGCAACCTGTATTGTGATTACAGTCCATTACGTGTGCGTTTTTTGATCGAAAATGATCGCAAACTTGCTGTATCAGAATTTGATAAATTTAAAAATGAGGTGCATGGAAAACTGACCGACAGTCCAAACTCTCAGACGCTACCTGAGTATGAACGAGCGGCTGAAATTTATTTGAAGCTTAAGCAAAGAAATATTACTCCTGTCGATTCTAGTGATTATGGTCAACGTAGTAAAGCAGGTGCTTTATCGGCAGTACGTTATTTACGTGATAAGAAATTCACAATGTCCGATGTTGACAATATGGCTAATTTTCATCATGAGTTTACTGCACATGAACCTGTATCCGATATGCAAGTGTTACCAGTAAAATGGTTGTATAAACTAAACACTGGTCATCATTGGTATGATCAAAATGATCCCGACAAGGTAGCGGAATTTAAACAATTTCTATTTTGCTTAAATGCCACGTGTGCTGTGAAAAATGATTTTGATTTGTGGATGAGTTTCGCTAGAGAGGTTTGGAAACGCCGAATGAAAAAACTTAAGGCACACGACAATATTCCTGCTGATTTTTCAATGGTGTTGTTAATTCAACTTACTGCAAAAGCAGGCTATACGTATCCAGGTATTGATCCTGATTGGTATAATGCATATACTACCCCTATCAGTAGCTGGAATGTACTTACCCAAGCTGAGAAAAATTTATTCGTATGATGAAAAAATTACAAGCTGATTGCGCCTATATCGCCAAAATCCATAACAAGTGCAAGTCGGGAAAGACTAGGTCTTTTGCTAGAAGATTCGGCAGAAGCCAGTACAATCAAGGCGGCTTTGAAAATATAATGAGTAATGCATATATTTGTCAAGAAGGATTTGAGAGTGATATTGATCGTTGGGAAAAAATATACAAACGTGAATATTACCATTTCTTGATTAGAAAAAAAAATAATTACAAAGCAGCAACAGAATGGATCGATGAAAAATTCAATGATGTAATTAATTGTACCCATATTCAACGAACAATGGAAAATATAGTTTGTGAGGAAAAATTACACATACGAAAAATAAAATCAGAGTATCTAATAAGATTACTAGACGATGCTAATTTTATTCATGATGTACGTGCTAATCTTGAAAAATACACGGACGAAATTATTTGACAATAATTCAAAATAAAGATATAATACACATATGAAAAAATACGCACTGATAGATACTGCAAACACCTTCTTCCGTGCCCGTCACGTTGCTAGTCGCAATAGTGATCCATTCGAGAAAGTAGGCATGGCATTACACTTGACACTTGCTAGTGTTAATCAAGTAGTTAGAAAATTTGGTATTGACCACATTGTGTTTTGCTTGGAGGGTCGCAGCTTTCGTAAGGACCTTTACAAACCATACAAGAAAAATCGTATCGTAGATACACAATCTCAAACTCAAGCTGAGGTTGAGGAAAACGCCCTTTTCTGGGAAACATATGAAAAATTTACCACATACATTCGTGAGAAAACTAATTGCAGTATAATCCGTAATGAACGGGCAGAAGCGGATGATATCATAGCCCGTTTTATACACTTACACCCAAATGATCAAACTTATATTATTAGTAGTGACACTGATTACATCCAGCTTATATCTGATCGTGTCTTCCAGTATAATGGAATCACCAATGAACTCATTACACTTGAGGGATATATCAATGAAAAGGGAAAGCCAGTAATAGATAAGAAAACTAAAGAACCTAAACTATTAGGTGATCCTAAGTTTATCCTATTCGAGAAATGTATGCGTGGTGACGCTAGTGATAATGTGTTTAGTGCATATCCCGGCGTTAGAACTAAAGGTAGTAAAAACAAAGTTGGTCTAATAGAAGCATACGAGGATCGTAATAAGCAAGGTTTTTCGTGGAACAATCTAATGTTACAGCGTTGGACTGACCATGATAATGTTGAGCATCGGGTAAAAGATGACTACGAACGTAATCGTACATTGATTGACTTAACTGCTCAGCCAGAAGAAATTAAAAATCTAGTTGATGATTCTATCAGAAATTCTGTTCGTACAGAAACCGTACCACAAGTTGGGATTAATTTTATGAAATTCTGTGGTAAGTATGAACTTACTAAACTCAGTGAGCAGGCAGAAACTTTTGCAAAATGGTTGAATGCCCCGTATACAGGTTGTTTGGTAGGTAATAAAGTAAATGCATCCTAACCTTGATTTTCCCATCAGTTTTTACAAAGATATGTGGTCAGTGACTGCTATTTCTGCTGTAAGAAAAACTAAGTTTAAAAAACATACTGTTCCATTTTCTCAAGAAAATGATGTTGTAGATATAGTTTATGATGCAACAGGTAGGCTGGAAGCACATCATCATTTTGGTAGGGTAGATCAACGTGTATAAAATATCATTTACAACTATAGATGATGTAGATGAATTTGTAAATGAATTAATCGATTATGCCATTAACGAAGCCCAAGGATTTAAAATGTCTGTAACCACTTATCATCAGTTTAATGAACCCACAGTAGACTTATATTTTAATCAGGAGCGTGATGCTATTATGTTTGAATTGAGATACCGTTAATGTTAGTTGATAAAAATAGATTTTGGGAAAACCTAGTTGATTACTATTATGACAATGTGCATTGGGAGAAAAGCAACATTCAACCAACTACTACAGTTAGTTCATGGTTAGTTAGTGAATATGATGCATATGTAGGTATCGATACTATAGAGTTTGTAACTCCAGAAAAATATTCTTGGTTTATGTTGAGGTGGTCTTGAGTTACAAGATTAGAATACAATTTAAAGAAGGTGCTACTATATCAGACTGGGATAAAAAATGCATAATTCTACTAGAACATTTTGGCTTACCTGGTAAAAATTATGTTACCTCCTTCTGTGAAGATTATTTAGAAGTTAATTTTAAGAACGAAAGAGATGCCATTCATGCAGCATTATTACTATGATATAAATCTACTGTGAAAGATCATAGCAACCCGCTAAGCAGACCTTATATAGTAAGATTGAAAGAACAAGGCTTTATTTATAAAGTCGAATTGCCAGTAAATCCTGAAGAGTACCTATTAGATAACATAAACTTATGGCTATATGGACATGGATATAAATCTAAACATGATTATGTGATGAGTAACTGGTCTTTTTATTTCAAAGATGAAAAACTTGCAATATGGTTTAGATTGAAGTGGACATGAAAACAGAGATTGACATAACCTATCAGGTCACAAAAAATAACTATAAAGAAAAGTTTGAAATACTAAAAGAAATGATAGTATGGTTATCTATTAATTTAGGGCAATATATAGGGAATGACACTATACCAAAAAATTCTAATCCATATCTATATGCATACGGGAAGAATTGGCAAATAAAAATTTACACACATGAGGAAACCTATCATTGGAAAGTATGGATAGATGATGAGGTTCTTGCCTCTATGTTTATTCTAAAATTTTTATGATTACATTAAACAGATTGCAATGGTCAAAAATAGCTGCTCTTATTGTAGAAGAATACAAAGAGACTCCATCTGTATATATGTTGCGCAGTAAAATGAAAAGAGTACTAGGCTTCACAATACGTGAGGAACCTCAGTGGAAGAGTGATGTAATATACCTAGATTTTTTTGATGACCAAAAGAAAACAATTTTTATATTAAAGTACATGTGAATCCGTTTTACTTGACATATCATCATAATATGATACAATCTTCTTATCAGAATTACGGAGAGATAATATGAGCTTAATAGCCAAACCTGTAGTAAAAAATCAATATTGGATAGTTACCGATGGTACACAAAAAGTGGGAAATGTTATATCAGACGGTGCGGGATATGACTTAAGAATCGGTAACACTGTCACCCACTACAATAGCACAAAAGCTATTGCATCTAAGGAAAAAATAGAATTTGTATCTACTAAAACAGATAAACCAGTAATACCTACATTTGGGGAATACCCAACTGGATCAGCCAAAATATACAATTCTATGTTAGATATAAAACGTAAATTGCATTTATTTACTAAGACTAGCAAAAGTAAGTGTTTTCATGCTGCAGGATGGTTTGCTATAAAACAAGGGCTAGAATACACTATAATACAATCACCCAAATATATCTTTGTACAAAGATACGAGTATTATGGTCCTTTCATGACTCAGGCCGAAGCCAAAACTATGATAAATAGTATATGATTTACATTAAAAAATTTATAGATAAAATAGCTAATATGGAAGGTCGTCAGGGACGAGATATTGTTATGACTATAGATGAAGCTAGGGCATTGCGTGATGAAATAACCATACTTGTAATAGACAAATATGAAGCAGCAATGACTAAACGCCCAGAAGAAGTTATAAATGTAGAGATGAAAGGCGGCAAATGGTAGATGAGTAGGACTCAACCTAAACTAATACTAGAGATAGTTGATAAGGTTACATACAAATGTGATCAAATTGTAGAGGCTGCAGGTATTTGGGCAGTCTTTCATGACGGGCAACCTATAAATTTAAAAAGCAATCACTACTTAGATAGCGAAGCAGTTACCAAGTACAAAAAAACTAGTTTTAGTAATCCAGGACACGCACGTAATCTATGTCGAAAACTTAATGCACAATTCAAAACAGATAAATTTAGTGTGGTGTTTATGAATTCCGGCACCAAAGTTTACCCCGATGAATAAAAAGATAATAAAGCGCAAAATAACTAGTGCTGTATTAGAAAGTCTTCCGTATCATTTACAACAATCTCAAACAGTAGATGAAGCCATGAGTAGATGGTGGCTAAACATCCGTAGTGAGGGTGGATTAAGATTAACTGAATTGGGCGATCTTATGTTTAGATCCGCTGATATAGAATATTTTGACTATGAGATCGAGACCAATTCAATTCACAAAGGTTGGTTAAATTTTGTACTTGAATTGAATAACAAAATCCCGTGCCCATATTTTATACATAAGCAAAAAAATGCAGTTAATATAAGGATATATGATAGTAAAGTTGCGGTACTGATAAGTTTACACGGAAACATATTTTCCTATATAAAAGCTACAAGAGAAAGAACCTAACATAAATAATTTCATCGGAGGGAAATATGACAGAGGAAAAGAAAAGTAAGAATCCGTTTATCAATATGGCCAATGAAGCAAAGAAAG